GTTCTTTGTAGCCAACGCAGTCATCCTCGGGCGCGCGATATGGAGTTCTGATCTTGGTACACACTCTCGATACCAGTTCGATAGTTAAAAAGATTAATGTTTACGCGAATAGTCGACAGGTATTGTACCTATCGACCCTGTTATTTGCATATAAAAAGCGGAACAAAGCAGGAACATTGGGGGGTATACCCCGAAACTCGGGCGCGTTTTGTAAGTATATATAAATAGGAAGATCGGCACACAGCCACAGACACATACATGAAACCCAGTTGTTCTGAATGTAAAAACAAAGCTGACGTAGTAGAAAATAAAATATTTTATTGCGCCAAGTGTTTATTAAAAAAATTAAGAATACCATTATGGATAACGATAAGAAAAATAAATTTATAACTGCGATGGTATTTTTGGCAGAAGATACAAACGGATTGGTTATCCACTTAAATGGTTTTGATAACGAAAGACACGCTAACAGTTTCGTAAAAGATTTAATGAAAAACTCGGGGATAGAATATAATTCAATATTGGATATGGCTGACTTACCCACATTACATTAATGCACATAGAAATACCATATACACCGAGACCGCTGCAAGCGATGCTGCACAATGAATTGGATAAGCATAGATTTGCAGTTCTAAATTGTCATAGAAGATTTGGAAAAAGTATTCTTATCATCATGCACCTTATAAAGAAGGCGCTGACAAATGAGAAAAAGAACCCGAGATATTATTTGATTGGACCAACATTCGTTTCAATCAAAAGGGTTTGTTGGGATTATTTAAAACAATACGCTGGATGTATTCCAGGTACTACGTTTAATGAAACTGAGCTGCGTTGTGATTTGCCAAATGGCGCTAGAATAACTTTACTATCTAGTGAAGATCCAGATAAAATTAGAGGGATCTACGCAGATGGAGTTTGCATAGATGAGTGCAGCCAAATGAACCCAGTTCTTTGGAACGAAATTTTGAGACCCGCTCTATCAGACAGAAAGGGTTTCGCATATTTTATTTCTACTCCACAGGGGATGAGTAATATTTTCTATGATCTATACCAACACGCTTTGGGAGATCCACAATGGCTAGCCTATACAGCAAAAGCCAGCCAGACAAATATTATCGACCAAGAAGAGTTAGACGCTGCTAAAACGCAGATGGGAGATACGAAGTATAAGCAAGAATTTGAGTGCGATTGGATAGCGAACATCGAGGGATCCATATATGGGGATATAATTAAAAAGCTCGAGGAAGATAAACAGATTACTAGAGTTTCTTATGATCCAGCTCTTGAAGTACATACCGCATGGGATCTGGGGGTCGATGACCAAACTGTAATAATTTTTTTTCAATTATTAGGAAACCAAATATTGATTATTGATTATTACGAAAACAATCGAGAAGGCTTGCCGCATTATGTTCAAGTCGTAAAGAATAAAGATTATGTTTATGGCGAACACTATGCGCCATGGGATTTAGAAATTACAGAATTCTCATCTGGTAAGACCAGGAAAGAGGTTGCTTACCAATTAGGAATTAGGTTTAGAGTTTTACCTAAGTTAAATTTAGAAGAAGGCATACACAGTTTAAAAATGCTTTTACCTAAATGCTGGTTCGATACAGATCAAGCCAAGCCGCTGGTAGATGCGCTTAGACAGTACCATCGAAAATATAACGAAAAAATGAAAATGTTTGGAACTAAACCAGTTAGAGATTGGTCAAGTCATGCGTGCGATGCTGCAAGATATATGGCTATGTCTATAACTGATTTACCAAGAAAAAAAATTGCAGCTCAACAAACTGCAGTAAACGATTACACAATACACGGAGATTAATTATGGGATCAATATTTAAACCAAAGATGCCAGCTATGCCTGCAATACCAGCTCCAGAACCTTTACCAGAACCACCAAGTTTTGAAGATGAGGAAAGAGCTGCTGAAGTTGCTGAGAAAAGAAGAAAAGTTTTGCAAAATAGAAAAGGCAGAAGATCAACAATATTAACAGGAGCTGACGGATTAGAAGATGACGACAGCACCATTAAAAAGAAAACATTACTAGGAGACTAATATGGGTGGAGCAGCAGGAACAGGCGGATCAGATAAATCAGACGAAAAAAAAGTTGATACTTACGCAGATCAATTAAAAAAAGAACAAGCAAGAAAATCTAAAACTAAAAAAGATAAGTTTGGTTATACAGTTAAAAAAAATGCTGTTGAAAATTTTATAGACAATGATCCAAGAACACAAACTGTCAAAAATGTTTCTGATAAATTAAATTTAAATAGAAGAATGAAGTTTGCTAATAAAAATAATATTAACTTACAAGGTTTAAGTACCGAAGAAATTTTATCAAAAGATTTTAAATCTAAGTTAGATGAAAAAGGTTATACAAGAGAAGTACCTACTGGTAATAATAATGGTGGCAATGATAATAATAAAACTATTCTATCAACAGCTCCAGTAAGAAATGTTGCTGCAGAAGCTCCAACTACTATGGAAGTATCACAAGCTCAATCTACCGATAGCACAGAATATTCAGCAAGTGAGAAAAAAATTCAAACAAATAAAAAAGGTAGAAAAGATAACCTACTTACATCCGCACAAGGATTAGGAAAAAATAATCTAATAATTAAGAAGAATAAATTAGGAGCAGCTTAATATGGCTATCAATCAAAAAGCAAAAGAAGTTATTGAAAAATACGAAACATTAAAGGCTCAAAGATCTACCTGGGAAGATCATTGGCAAGATATAGCTGATTATTTCCTACCGAGAAAATCAAACATCACAGTAAGGCGTACGAAAGGCGATAAGAGGCATGACCAACTTTATGATGGAACTGCCACGCACGCGCTTGAATTGCTCTCAGCGAGTCTAAATGGGATGCTAACCAATACAATTTCGCCTTGGTTCGTTCTTAAATTCAGAAATGAAGCGGTCAACCAGGATGACGAGGCTACTGAATGGTTAGAAAGCAGCGCAAAAATTATGCAGCAAGTATTTGCTAGATCTAACTTTCAGCAAGAAGTGTTCGAAATGTACCATGAATTATTAGCATTTGGTACTTCTGCTATGTTTATTACAGATGATGTTAAGGATGATTTAAGATTTAAGACTATTCATATTTCAGAGATCTTTATTACAGAGAATGAAAAAGGCATGGTTGATTGCCTGGTTAGAAAGTTTCATCTTAAAAATAAGAATATACCTTCAATGTACCCAGATGCGGTATTACCTAGAGCTTTAGAACAAGCAATACAGAATAAACCATACGATGATTGCGTTATTATTCATTCAGTACATCCATCCGATAATCCAATGGGTTATGAAAATAAAGATAATATGGATTTTATTTCTTGCCATGTTCATCCAGAAACAGGAACTATTCTTAGAGAAAGTGGATTTAAAGAGTTTCCGTACGTTGTACCACGTTATTTAAAATCTTCATCAAACGAAATTTACGGAAGATCTCCAGCCATGAACGCGCTGCCTGATACGAAGATGTTGAATACAATGTGTAAGACTACAATAAAAGCTGCACAAAAACAAATCGACCCACCTTTAATGGTTCCCGATGATGGTTTTATTTTACCAATTAGAACTGTACCAGGTGGATTAAACTTCTATAGATCTGGAACCAGGGAAAGAATTGAACCATTAAATATTGGATCCAATAATCCTTTAGGTATTCAAATGGAAGAACAAAGAAGAAAAGCAATTAGAGAAAACTTCTTTGTAGATCAGTTGATGACAGTACAGGGTCAAAACATGACCGCTACTGAGGTTATGCAAAGAACTGAAGAGAAGATGAGATTACTTGGTCCAGTATTAGGTAGATTGCAATCTGAGTTCTTGCAGCCATTAATAACTAGAGCTTTTAATTTATTATTAAAAAATAATAAACTTCCGCCAATACCAGAAATGTTAGGCGAACAAGATATTGAAATCGAATATGTATCTCCATTAGCTAAAGCACAAAAAAGCCAAGAGCTATCTTCTGTGATGCGTGGAATAGAAATATTTGGATCTCTACAAAATGTAGCTCCAGTTTTTGATTATGTAGATATTGATGGTTTAGTAAATCACATAAAAGATGTTTTAGGTTTACCAGCTAAGATGATGAAATCAAAAGCACAAGTACAAGAACAACAACAACAAAAACAACAAATGGAAATAGAACAACAACAATTACAACAAGCTCAACAAGTTGCCGAGGCTGCTGGTCAAATAGCTCCAGCGCTAAAGGCGGTTGAATAATGACAGAGAAAGATCTCAAACAATTACAAGTAGACTATCAAACAGTTTTTAAATCAGAAGCAGGCGAACGTGTGTTAGATGATTTGAAAAAAAGATGCAGCTTTCTTACGACTACGCATATTAAAGGCGATAGCCATGAGAGTGCATTTTTAGAAGGAACAAGATCCGTGGTCTTGTTTATTAATAATATGCTCAATAAAAAGGAGAAATAATGAGTGATAATCAAGAGGTAGCAGCACCAGTTGAAAATACTAACTCGGTACTGTCTGGAGACCCTGTAGAAACAACTCCAACAGAAACAAACATAGATTGGAAAGCAAGTCTTTCTGATGATTTAAAAGCCGACAAATCTTTAGAAAATATAAAAGATATTGAAAGCCTGGCGAAAAGTTATGTTCATGCACAAAAAATGGTAGGAGGAGATAAGATCCCTGTACCTAATAAATTTGCAACTGAAGATGATTGGAAAGCTGTTTACGAAAAATTAGGCAGACCAGAAACTCCAGATGGATATAAATATGAATTAGGAGAAGATGCTAAGATTAATGAAGAAGCATTAAAAGTATTTTCTGACCAAGCACACAAACTTGGTTTACTTCCTACTCAAGCTGAAGGTGTCGTTAAATTTTATAATGATATGGTGGCTCAAGATGAGAATAGTGCTGAAACAACGGCAGTAGCTGCAAGAGAACAAGCTCAAACTGATCTTAAAAAAGAATGGGGTGGAGCTTATGACCACAATCTTACAAGAGCTGCAAGTGTTGCAAAGCAAGTAGTTGATGCTGATTTTTTAAATATACATTTAGAAGATGGATCTAAACTTGGAGATCATCCAATGATGATTAAAGCATTTGCTACGTTAGCTGATAAGATGGGAGAAGATAATATTGTTCAAGCATCTGGACCAGCTTATATGTCACCAAATCAAATTGAAAAGCAAATTGGAGAACTAACACAATCGGGTTCTGCGTATTGGGATAAAAATCATCCTAATCATCAAATTGCTGTAGAAGAGGTTTTGGCTTTACGAGAACAAAAGAATAACGTATAGCTAAAAAATTATTAGGATAATCGAAAGACCCTAGTTGACACCAGGAAAGCCTGGGATCCAGAAGATCTAAAATTGAGGAGCGACCCGTAAGGATAATCATCCGATTATATTAACAATCACAAACCGAGAAGGAGACAAATATGTCTACTCAAATAACAACTTCTTTCGTTGAACAATATAGCTCTAACGTACAGATGCTATCTCAACAAATGGGAAGTAAATTAAGAGGTGCTGTGGATGTGGAAACTATTAGAGGAAAAAATGCTTTCTTCGATCAAATCGGAGCAACAGCAGCAGTAGCGAGAACTACTCGACACGGAGATACTCCTCAAGTAAATACCCCACACAGTAGAAGAAGAGTTAGCCTTTCAGATTTCGAATGGGCTGATTTAATCGATGACTTAGATAAAGTAAGAATGTTGGTAGACCCAACTTCTAACTACGCAAAAGCTGCGGCAGCTGCTATGAACAGAACGATTGACGATCAAATCATTTCTGCTTTAGGTGGATCTGCTGATACAGGCGTAGCTGGAGGAACTGCGGTTGCATTACCTGCATCTTCTAAGTTCTCAACTGCACAACAAACTGATGGTTTAACTATTGCTAAACTTTTAGAAACTAAATATTTCTTTGATAATGGCGATATAGACCCATCTTTAAAAAGATACTTTGTGTGTGGTCCGAAACAAATCCAAGATCTATTAGCTACAACTGAAGTTAAATCATCTGATTTCAACACAGTTAAAGCTCTAGCTCAAGGCGATATTAATTCGTTCTTAGGATTTGAGTTCATCATGTCAACTAGATTAAGCAATGACGCTACAAACACAGACGATAGATTGTGTTTTGGTTTCACTCAAGATGCAATCAAATTAGCTATTGGTTCTGAGCCAAAAGCTAAGATTACTGAAAGAGATGATAAATCTTACGCGACGCAGGTTTACTATTCAATGGCATTAGGTGCTACTAGGATGCAAGAAGAACATGTATTCCAAGTACCTTGTGACGAGTAATAGTCATTAGAAATTTTAGGCGGGGGAAGCGAGAGTGGATCCCGCCTAGAGTGCATGAAGAAGATCGATAAACCAAAACTTGTTACTCACTTAAAAAGCGGCAACTATATTTATAGATATGTTTTAGTAGATCGATTTAAACACGACAGCAAAAATCATTATGGTTTTGATGTTAAGGAAGAAAAAACCGAAAAAGAAATATTTGCTTTAGTTACACCAAGAAAATTAAGACGAAAGTATATTATTAAAGATGGTAAAAAAAATTCATCAGAATAGTAAAGGCGGATTAAGCGAAAGAGGTAGACAGTTCTTTAACAAAAGAGATGGATCTAATTTAAAAAGACCAGTTAGCTCTGGCACAAACCCAAGACGTATATCTTTTGCAGCGCGCTTTGCAGGAATGTCTGGGTCAATGAAAGATAAAAACGGCAAACCAACAAGATTAGCATTAGCATTAAAAGCATGGGGATTTGGTTCAAAAGAAGCTGCTGCTAGTTTTGCAAAAAATAATAAAAAAGCATAGGAGTAAAAATGTCATACGGAAGTAAAAATAGTTTGGTTAAAAATATGAACAACAGAAAAAAAAAGGGGATCAGCCGATCTAAAAAAAATTCAACAATTTCTAAAAAGTCTTACACGGCTTTACAAAAAGGATGGAAATAATCAATGGCTAGTGTCGTTCAAATGTGTAACTCTGCATTAAATCAGCTGGGAGCTGCGAGTATAACTTCTCTTACTGATAATTCTAAAAATGCAAGATTATGCAACGAAAGATATGAAACTATTAGAGATGCAGTATTTAGATCTCATCCATGGAACTCTTTAATAAAAAGACAACAGTTAGCACAAGACACAGCTACACCAGCCTGGGGTTTTAAATACCAGTTCACTTTACCTTCAGATAGTTTGAGAGTTTTAGCAATCGATGCTTACAATTCTGATTACAAAGTAGAAGGTAGAAAAATACTATCTAATGAAAGTACAATTAAATTAATTTATGTTTCAACAATAACAGATCCAAACGAAATGGATGTTTTATTAAGAGAAACTATTTCAGCAGCTTTAGCAGCAGATCTTGCTTATTCAATTACAGCAAACTTACAAGTATCTGGATTGATGGCAGAAAAATATCAAGCTAAACTTTCTGAAGCAAGACACTCTGATGCGAGCGAAGGTTACAATACAGATCCTCGTAATGGAAACACCGATCAAGTTATATCTGAAGATTTTATAAACAGTAGATACTAAATATGGGAAAACAACTATTAAGTATCCCTAGCTTTACGGCTGGGGAAATGTCATCTTCTATGCAGGGAAGAACTGATTTTCAGAAGTATTTTAATGCTGCAACTCGTATTGAAAACTTTGTAGTTTTACCTCATGGACCAGTAACTAGACGACCAGGTACTTATTTTACAGCTGAAGTTAAAACAAGCTCATTAAAAACAAGACTTATCCCATTTACATTTTCAACTGAACAAGCCTATATTTTAGAATTTGGTAATCAATATATTAGATTTTATAAAGATGATGGACAAATCCAATCTAGTGGATCTGCTTATGAAATCTCATCTCCATATTTAACTGCTGAACTATTCAATATAAAATTTGCGCAAAGTGCTGACGTTATGTACTTATGCCATCCCAACCATCCCGTTCGTAAACTTTCTCGTACTGGGCATACTTCCTGGACAATAACAGAAATAGAATTTACTGATGGACCATACTTAGATCTTAATCTTTCAGACACAACTTTAACACCATCTGGTACTACTGGATCAGTAACTATTACTGCATCTGCTACTACTGGTATTAATGGAGGATCTGGTTTTTTATCTACAGACGTTGATCGATTTGTTTATTTAAGTAATGGTTATGCAAAAATTACAGCAGTAGGATCTACAACATCTGTAACTGCTACAGTTAAAAATGATTTTGATAATACTACAGCAACTAAAGATTGGAACTTAGGAGCTTTTTCTGAAACTACTGGTCATCCATCTGTAGTTAGTTTCTTTGAACAAAGATTAGTATTTGCAGGAACAACTAATAATCCTCAAACAATGTATTTTTCTAAATCTGGAGACTATGAAAATATGACTTCGGGTACAGCTGATGATGCTGCTATGGTTTATACAATTGCATCAAATCAAGTTAATGCTATCCAGGCAATGAAAGCTACAAGAACTTTAATCGTAATGACTACAGGTGGAGAGTATGCTGTATCTGCGGGATCTGGAAGTGCAATTACACCTACAAATATTTCAATCGTAAAACAATCTAACTATGGATCTTCTAATGTAGATGCTTTGTCTATTGGTAACGCAACTATATTTTTACAAAGAGCAAAAAGAAAAATTAGAGAACTAGCTTATAACTTTGATAGTGATGGTTATGTTGCTCCAGATTTAACTATACTTGCAGATCATATTTCAGAAACGGGTATTATCCAAATGGATTACCAACAAGAACCATACTCTGTTGTATGGGGTGTAAGATCTGACGGAGTATTAATTGGTTTAACTTACAATAGATTAGAAAATGTCGTAGCCTGGCACAGACACGTTATTGGTGGAAAATCAGATACAGGTAAAACTGTTAAACAACAAAAAATTACTTTTACATCTAATTCAACAAACGTAAATACTACAAACAACACAATCACTTTAACTGGTCATGGTTTATCAACTGGAGACCAAGTTTATTATTATGCAGCATCAAATGTAATTGGTGGATTATCTAATTCTAAAGTTTATTATGTTATATCTGTAGATGCTAATACTATTAAACTTGCAAGATCTACATCTGGAGCTAGCGCAGGTACAGCAGTTTCTTTAACTTCATATCCTGGATCCGATACAACTCAATTTATTTATCAAGGTGTAAATATTAACAATAACTTTTTATTTATATCTAATCATGGTTTTAAAACTGGAGATCATATTTTTTATGATAATTCTGGAACAGCTATTACAGGTTTATCTGAAAACACTAAATATTTTGTATCTAAAATAGACGATAATCAAATACAATTATTTACAGATGAAAAATTAGATACAGTTGCTAATATTACTTCAGCTCACACATCAGAACAAACAGACAAAATTTTAACCCATGCTAAAGTTGAAAGTGTTGCGGTTATTGATGGCGATAACGATGAAGATCAAGTTTGGCTTGTTGTTCAAAGATATATTAATGGTGTTACTAAAAGATATGTAGAATATTTTACTCCATTTGAATTTAATAAAGATCTAACTTCATTTCATTTTTTAGATAGCGGTCTTACTTATAATGGTGGGGAAACTAGCAGCTTAACTGGACTTACTCATTTAGAAGGGGAGACAGTATCTATTATTGGAGAAGGATCCGTACAAAATTCTAAAGTTGTAGGATCGGGTGCAGTTAGCCTGGACACGGCTATTGAAGAGGCAACAGTAGGATTATTATATTCTTCTGATTTACAAACAATGAGATTAGATGAAGGTTATACTGAGACAACACAAACTAAAACTAAAAGAGTTTACGATTTATCTGTAAGATTTTTAGATACTATAGGAGCTAGTGTTGGACCAGACGCTGATACATTAACATCAATCGATTTTAGAGATAGTTCAGCAAGTATGGATTTACCCGTTCCATTATTTACTGGCGATAAATCTATTGAGTTCGATGTTGGACACGGAACAGAAGGATTAATTTATATCAAACAACCACAAGCGCTGCCAATGACTATCCTTGGTATCTATCCAAGATTGGAGACAGAAAGTGTCTAAAATTGAATTTGTATCTTTTGAAAACGACCATGCAAAACAAATCCTAGATCAAGGATTAAACCAAGAGTTATTAGAATTTAAACCAGAACATAAAAAGTATTCTTTGTACTTAAAAGAAATTGGAATGTCATTTACAGGATTATTAAATAATAAACCTATTGTGGCAGGAGGGATTTTTCCTCTCTGGGAAGGCACAGCTGAGGGGTGGGTCTTAGCTACTAAAGAAATAAATAACTATCCAATAACGATTTCAAAAGTTATTAAGCAAAGAACGGATATGATGATAAAAAATAATTTTATCAGAAGATTACAAACATCCGTTAAAGCTGATTGCGATACAGCAATACGATTTGCTGAGTGGCTAGGTTTAAAACAAGAAGGTTTAATGAAGGCTTATGGTCCAGATGGAGAAGATTTTTACAGATATGCGAGGGTTATAAAATGAGTTTTTTCGGAGATATATACGCAGGTAAAGCACAAGCTAGAGCAGCAGAATTTAATGCAAAAGTAGAAGAGCGTAATGCTGAGCTAAAAAGATTAGAGGCAAAACAAATAATGACTGCGCATAACGCGTACACTTTGCCTAAGTTTGATAAAACAGTTCAAGAAATCCAGGGAGCTACAAGAGTTGCTTATCTAGCAAGTGGTGCTGAAATATCTGGAACACCTGTTGAGGCTTTATATGCCAATGAATTAGAGCTGCAAACTGACAGAGATATAATGGATTACAACGCACAAAATGCAGTTGATACTGCAAATAATGAAGCAATTATGATGAGAGCAAACGCAGATCTCGAAAGATTTAGAGGCAAGGTAGCTAAGAAAGCTAGTTACTACGCAGCTGGTCAAAGTTTATTAAATACTGCTAATATGTTTATGGGGTAATCAATGGCAATTAAATTATACAAATCACAATTAGAACCAACAACTCGATCATCAAATGTTTTAGATACAAGAAAAATATCTATGTCTGAGGCAGGTGCTGTAGGTAGAGCTTTCAAAGGTTTTGCTCAAGCTGGCGAAAAACTTTACGTTAAACACCAAGAAATCAAAAGTGAAAAAGAAGTTTTAGAAAAAATTAAAACTGTAATGAATGGCGAAAATGGTTTGGCTGCTGCTAAATTAAATGCAGTACAAATGGATGATCCAGACAAAGCGTTGGCTTATTTTAATAATGAAATTGAAAAAGTTAAAAATTCTACTGCTGATTTTACTGGTTTATTTTCTAAGAAAAAATTTAATACTTGGTTGACTAAACAATCAATAGAAGATGGCAACACAATTAGAGTTAAATCTACTGCAAATCTAATTGAAGGTAGAAAAACAACTGAGCTTGAGTATTTAGAAACATTAAAAAAGAAAGTTATTTTTGCAGGTTCTGAACTTGAAAAAAATAATGCAACAATAGAATTAGAAACAAGATTAAACTCAACATCTAATAATGAATTATTTGGTGTTGGTATTGAAGATGTTAAAAGTGCAGTAGCAAAAGATATTGCATTTTATGGTTACAAAAGAGTACCATTAGATCAACAAGATCAAGCCTTAGAGTTAGCTAAAAAAGATGACCGATTATCTACAGATGATGTTTTAAAATTAGAAGCACACTTTAGTTCTCAATCAACAACTAGCAATCATTTAAACAAAGCTAATGTTTCACAAATGCAGACTAATATAGAAAACGGAATTAACATTAATGTTGATGAATTTAATACAGCTTTATCTATTGCAACTACTAATAAAGACGAGGCGACAATTTTAAAGTTAATGAAAATTCAAGAGGATGCTCCGATCTACGCTCAACTAAATACAATGTCTGTTTCTGAAATAGAAAACAGAATTAATATTTTAACTAATTTTAATAATACCAATAAAAAAGGTATGTCATTAAAAGATGCTAATAATTTAGAAATATCTAAAAAATATCTTGCTGCTCTATCTACATCTTTAGATAAAGATCAATTAACTACTGCAAAAAATAAAGGTTTAGTTCAAATAGATGAAATAGGATTTGACCAATTACTAGAAGGTGGAGATATGTCATTATTTTCATCTAAAGTTAAATCAAGAATAGCTCAAGCAACTACTGTTGCAAATTTTTACAAAAGACCCGTAAAATTTTTTACTGAAAACGAGGCTAAACAAATTACAGCTGCATTTGATAGTGCAACAAATAGTAATCAAGTTATTCAATTATCAACTGCTTTAGTTCAAGCATTTGGTGTAGATAGCGATATAGCTTTTAGACAAATATCAAAAGATAATACTTTCTTAGCACACATTGGTGGTCTTACTATGATGAACGATGGTGTTGCTGGTAAAAATGCTAAGTTAGCTATTGATGGATACTTACTGTCTAAAGAGCCAGATCTTGCAGACAAGTATAAAATGAAAAGTTCAGATACTGGTTTATTAAATGTTATTGCTAAATACAGCTCAGCATTTTCAGAAAACACATCCACTTTTAATAATGTAGTTGAAACAGCTAATTATATTTATGCAGCTCAATTAAAAAACTCTGGCAAAACTACAAAAAATTTTAAAGCTAGTGATTGGGAAAAAGCATTTAATATGGCTGCAGGTGCAACATCAAAAGAAAGAATTGGTTTTGATACTAAGATGGGTGGCTTTGATACTAACACTAGAGGTACAATGGTACATATACCACCTTGGCTACCCAATGGTAAATTTGAAGATGTAGTAGAAAATTTTAAAACTACTGAAGGTAAAGAATTATTTAAAAAAGCATCTACTAACGATCAGTTGCCAATGGTTAATGGAGAGGAATTTACAGTTGACCAAATATTTAAAGAACGAGATCCTTATTTTGTAAGTGTTGGTAATGGCAGATATATGGTTGCTATAGGAGAAAACCCAAATGTATTTGGTGGAGAGCCAGAATACTTGGTAAATTCAGATGGAAGTCTTTTTAAAATTGATATTAACAAAATCAAAGCAGAAATAATTACAGGATTATAATATGAGTATTTTCTTTGATGAAGATAAAACTCTAACACCAGATAGTAATACAAGTGTTGCTAAAGGCGAGAGAACTAATTTTATGGAAAATGCTAGTTCAGCATTTACTGCTTTTAGAAGATCTGAGCTGTTTACATCTGAAAGAAATAACCTTGAAGAAGAATATATTAATATAGTTAATATATTACAAAAAGCAGGTCATACAGATATTGTCTCTCCATTAGAACAAGAATTTAATCCATTTGTAGGAACTGGTATTGATGTATCAGACGAAAGTTTTTTTAAACCAAAAGAAGAGCTAGAAGCTAATTTTTGGAATAAAGTTTCTGAGCTACAAACTACTGACGAAAATTTAAAATCATTATTAATTGAAGCTGGATTAGATACTCCAGATAGTATGCAAGCAACTATAGCAAAGAAAGCTCATAGTGCTTGGAAAGAATATTCAGATATAAACGAAAGAGCTACTACTAAAGGTAAAATAGGTGGCTTTGGTGGTATTGCTGCAGGAGCTTTTACAGATCCAATTATGGGAGGAGCTGCAGTTGCATCATTTGGTTATTCTGTACCAGCAACAATCGGTGCTGCTGCATTAAGAGTTGCATACATGGAAGCAATTATTGGTGGTGTATCAGAAACATTAATACAATTAAAATCACAACCATATAGAGCTAAACTTGGATTTGAAGATGCTGGTTTAGAAACTGGTTTAAAAAATGTAGCTATGGTTACAGGTGCATCGGCTGCATTGTCTCCAGCATTTTTAGGTTTATTTAAAGCATTTGGTAAAAGTATTGATGCAGGTAAAAAATTATTATCTAAAACTTCAGTAGAAGATTTACAAAAAATTCACAAAGAATTAGGAGATATTAATCCTAAATTTAAAGACAAAGCTCTTAATGATATTGAGATCCCTAAAAAAGATATACCAGATATTAATACTCCAATAGCTAGAACAGAACATAACGAAAGATTAAATACAGCTACAAAACAATTACAAGATGGAGAACCTGTAGATTTACCAAGAATTGAAAATAAAATTATATACCACGGAACAGACAAATATTTTAAAGAGTTTGATCTAAATAAAACAGCAGATCAATCTATTTGGTTTACAGATGATATTGATGCTATCAAAGCTGGTACAGTAGGCGCTGCAGGTAAGGGTAATATAATTAAAAGAATTATTGATGAAAACAAAGTTAAATTAGCTACTCCAGAACAAGCTGATAAATATGTGGACCAACAGCTTATAGCTATGGGTTATGATGGAGTTAAGTTTTCAAAAGCTGAAGGTTATACCGAAACTAACTACAGAATATTTAATACAGAAAAATTAGATAAAACTGGATCTGTTCAATCTCCATCTGGTTTCAATAAAAATGAAACTAAATTAGCACAAGATATTGAAGGGGTTAAAAATTTTGATGTACCTA